ACGGCGACCACCGAGATCTACACTCTTTCCCTACACGACGCTCTTCCGATCTGATCACATAAGCCCAGTGGCCGTGAGCGGCATCCTTCAGCATTTGCTGGAACTGGGGGCGGTTATCGGTAGTGCCAGACAGATGCCGATCGGCGTAGACCTTCACCACCCGGAGGTTGTTCTGCCGGGCAAAAATCTCGCAGTCCGCCACCTGCTGCTCGATGGAACAGTCCCGCTGGTTATGAGACGAGTACCGAGTGTAGATCACGGCATCCTGCATATCCGGCTCAAGCATGGCCGGTTTCTTTTTTGCGCACATTCAGAGAAACCTCCCGCCGCCAACCGAGGGCGGCTTTTTATTTTGCGTTGACTTCATCCAGCCAGTCAACATAGTCCGAGATTTGCTGCTCGTACCGAGCGACCGCAGCGTCATAAATATCCCCGGCCTTTGCTACCCGGTACGCTCCAATGGCCACAACGATCAAGCCGACCGGGAGCGACACGACGCAGACCGCAAGACCAACGACGGCCAGAGCGATGCCGACGTTCCGCACTGCGCCTTTAGACTTCGGCGGCTGCTTCGGGTCCTTTGGACGCTTCGGGGCCTCGACTTTGTCCGGCTGATCATAAATAGAGAGATCCACAGGCTCCGGCCCTTCAATGCGCTGCGGTTTCTGAACAGGAGCCGCCCGCCGCTTCTTCGCCCCAGATTCGCTCACATAAGAGATACCCGTGCCCGGAACAGAGAACGTGGTCCGTGTTCTTCCGTTCGCCATTTTTGTGATCCGCGCTCCCTTGCCGCCGAAGCTGGTAGAAATTCCAGACTTGCTGGCGGTAAAGCGAAACGGCCCGACATTGACAGATTTTCTGTACCTAAACCCCATAGCACACCTCACGATATACACTATAAAAAGGGAGAGCTGCCCACACAGACGGCTCTCCCTTTTTTCTTTTTTGGCTTCACAGGGGAGACCCTCAGCCGTTCCATATTTTCTTTTTGTGCCGCAGCTTCCAGATCAAGAGGCTTCGGACCCGTCCGCCGCTTCTTTTTTTTCAATGCCAAGCTGACGGTCCAGTTCAGCATGGAGACTTTCTGCGGATTCCCGGCAATCAATAGCAGGAGCGTCCGCAGGAACATCGCCCGCAGAAAGAGCAGCAGCGACCTCCTGAATATAGTCGAGGATATTCTGGCGGGTTTCAGGCTTCAGATTTACGAACTTTTCAATAAGTATGTATTCCCCGTGCGTCAAAGCCTTTTCCTGCGCCAAGAGGTCAAGGCCGTTCGTAGGTGCAGGAGAAAACATCTCGCCAGTTCCATCCAGAAGCCATTGCTTACTGACCCCAAACTCCCGGACGATCAGCTCCAAAACGGAGTCAATCGGCTCATTTCTGCCGATCTCGTAATTTGCAATGGTGTTTCGTTTTACACCAATTCGATCAGCAAATTCCTGCTGCGTCAAATCGAGCGACCGACGCAATTTTTTTATTCGTTCATTCACAACAGGTTTCACTCCTTTCTATATTTGTATTTTAGCACTCAAACGTCACGTTGTCAACAAAAAGTCACATAATCCACAAAAAAGCCCTTGACATTTGTGCGAATGGGACGTATAATTGTCACAGAATCAACAAAGGAGGTTGACAGAGATGACCGAGAAGAAAACCTACGACGGCGACCAGATCAAGGACGCAAAGAAGCTCGCAGATGTTCTGATCAGCGTCAAGGGCGAGAGCCGCCCGGTATTCGCCCTTATGGTCGAATCTATGCTGATCGGCGCAGAACTCGCGGAAAAGGGCATCGCCCGCACCGCCTAAGAAAGGAGCCATGCCAGATGGCCAGCACAAAGAACCTCAAGGCCGTGCCGACCACCGGCACGATGCCCCGACTCGACACCAAGAAGATACCCAAAGCAGAGCGGGCCAACATCGGCCAGCTGGTCTTTGATGCCATCCAGCGAGAGTTCCAGAACCCGGAGATCCGGGCCGAATACGAACGCTGGAAAGCGGATCGGGCCGCCAAGGGCATCGCCTGAACCGAAAGGAGGATACATGAGAAACGCAAAAGTCACCGCCGCCATTACCGCAGCAGTCGCAGCAGTCCTCGCCGTTCTTGGCAAGGCGTTCAACTTCGGAGTGGACACCACCACCCAGATCTTGATGCGCTTCGGTTACGACTGGGGCAGGGCAGCAGCAAGGGCACCATTTTATTTTAGCCTCGCCATCGCCCTGATCGGGCTTCTGGCTTGCACCGGCTGGATCGTCTCAGAGGATGCCCGCCGCCAGCTTTGGAAGATGTGGAGCAAGCCGAAAGGCTACGGCAAGATCACCCGGAACCACGCCCGAAACCCTGAGTATCCGAAGCAGGAACGGAGGGGTTGACCGTGGCGAAAGCCGAAAGCCTTAAATGGACACGGACCTGCACCCGCTGCGGAAAGAAGATGGTTGGAGTCGCCAGCAACAAAAAACTCTGCGATTCCTGCCTCCGCATCCGGCAGATCGAGCATGACCGAAAAAAGGCTCAGAACAACAAGCTGGAGGTCGTAGAACGGACCAAGCCGAAACACGCCCCGGAGGATTCCCTCCAGAATGATGTCCGGGAAGCGGATCGGCTGGGCGTGAGCTACGGAAAATACCGGGCTTGGAAAGATGGGAGGATTCACATCCATGGTTAAGTCTTTCTGCAAGGGCTGCCCAAACCGACACACGATCTGCCACGACACCTGCCCGCAGTACCAGAAGTACAAGCTGGAGTTGAAAGCCGAGAACGCATACAACAAAGCCATGACCGGGCACGTTGGTGTTTATCACCGCGACCATGAGGACCGGCACCGTGAAAAGGGGCGCAAGCGGTACATGGGAGCGAATGGAGGTGCAGATCGATGAAAATGGCCCTGATAGAAAACACCCTGCTCATCAAAGAGGCCGACACCGTCCAGTTTGCGGTGATCAAAAGCTGGGGCAAGATGAAGTGGTCGAAAACCACGCAGACCCTCTCCGGCACCGCAGACATCGAACTTCTGGATAAGCTGTCCAGCATCGTCAAACTGCCGCCCCACATTGAAGCCCTGCGCCAGAGCCTCCACGACACGGCAGCCGCCGTCGATCAGGAGCGCATGAACGACAGCCCGGAGCCGCTTCTGGACTACCCGGTCAAGATGAAACTTTTCCGGCATCAAGTCCGTGGGGCGAACATGGCTGCAATGGTTTTCGGGTGGGTTGACCCGAACGGAGGAAACACAACATGAGCGATATTCACAAAATGAGCCTGTCCTCGCTGCTCGGCCAGATCGACAGCATCAAGGACAACAGCGCATCCTTTCTCCCCGGCGAGGGGAAGCAGGACCCCGACAAGAAGATCTGGCAGGACGACGTGGACGCTTGCAACGCAGCCACCGAGATCATCAAGAAGCTCTGCGAGGAAAACTGCTTCTCGGTGGCCGATGCAATCAGCTACATAGAGCAGACCAAGAAACTCTTGCAGGATTGGAGCAAGCTCCACACAAAATTCGAGGTGCCGGACAAGCCCGTCAAAAAGGATGGGGTCTGGCATTGCCCGGAGTGCAATCACCGGGTAGACCCGCACCACTCGCACTGCCACTTGTGCGGAAACAAACTTCTGGGAGGTGCAATCAGATGAGGCGAAAGGTAACATTCATGCGGGTCGAAAAGACCAAGCAGCCCCTGCCCGAAAACGGGCACATCTTCGCCACCATGCCCCTGCGCAGAATCGTGCCAAACCCCTGCAATCCGGAATGGAAGCCCGCCACTTGCCCGATCTGCGGGCAGGACTGCTGGCTTCAGACCGGGAACGCCGAACTGGTCAAGCAGGTCTATCCCAGCGCAAAGTTCGTGTGCAGCGAGTGCGCATGGACAGGAAAGGCGGCGGCAAACCAATGAACATCCGAAAATTTATCTCTACTTACAAGTGCCGCCTTTGCGGGGAAACCTTTCAGAGTGTGGGCACCCCGAACATCAACAACGCCTACGCTGAGGTGTTCGACATTGCCATGTATCACAGTGGCGTGAGGAAAGAACTCAACGAAGTGCGGTCTCCCTCGCTGTTTGGCATCCACCACTGCGATGATGGCAGCGTGGGTCTCGCAGATCTTCAAGGCATGAAGAAAGTCGGTGGCAGCGATGGGTAAAGGCTTCGGTTTCCTTTTTGAAATGGGCTGCGGCAAGACCCTGACAGCCATCGCCGTCACCGGGGCCGGGTACAAACTCGGCAAGATCAAGCGAGTGCTGATCGTAGCCCCCACCTCCGTCTGCGCCGTCTGGCCGAAAGAATTTGCAGACTACGCCGACTTCAGGTACACGGTCAAGACGCTGCTGGGCACAAAACCCCAACGTCTCAAGGCCCTCGCTGATCTCGAAGCGTTTCCCTTCCAGAGCCTCAAGGTGGCCGTCATCAACTACGAGTCAACGTGGCGAGACGGCATCTTTGAGAAGCTGATGGAGTACGATGCCGACCTGATCATCGCCGACGAGAGCCAGCGCATCAAGACCCACGATGCAGCCCAGAGCAAATCGATGCACCAACTGGGTGACAAAGCCCGGTACAAGCTGATTCTCTCAGGCACCCCGGTGCAGAACGAGGCGGTGGACATTTTCAGTCAGTACCGCTTCCTCGACCCGACCATCTTCGGCACCAACTTCTACGCCTTCCGCAACCGCTACGCCGTGATGGGCGGCTTCAACCGCAAGCAGATCGTCCAGTACAAGGACCTCGACGAACTCATCCGCAAAGAGCATTCCATCGCCTACCGGGTGACCAAAGAGGAAGCCCTGGACTTGCCGGAGCAGACGTTCCAGACCCGGAGCATCATCCTCTCGGCCAAAGAGCGGGCCATCTACGACCGTCTGCGGCGGGACAGCTTCACCGAGTTGGACAACGGCGGGAAGATCACCGCCACCACGGTTCTGACCAAACTCCTGCGGCTGCAGCAGTTCACTGGCGGCTTCCTCGTCGCCGACGATGCAGCCAAGCCGGAGCTGGTCAGCACCGGGAAGCTCGATGCCCTCTCGGACATCATCCAAGACTACGTTCTGGAGGGCAAGAAGAAATTGGTGATCTTCGCCCGGTTCATCCCGGAGGTCTTGGAGATCATCAAAAGGTCGGAGAACATCATCGGAAAGAGCGGCATGAAAACGGTGGCCATTTACGGAGCCATCCCGAAAGAGCAGCGGGGCGACATCGTCCAGCAGTTCCAGAAAGACCCCTCCACGATGGTTCTCGTCGGCCAGATCGACACGGCGGGCACCGGCATCACCCTGACCGCAGCCGACACCTGCGTCTACTACAGCGTCACATTCAACTACGCCACTTACTCGCAGAGCCTCGCCCGCATCCACCGTATCGGCCAGCGCAACACCTGCACATACATCCACCTCGTAGCTGAGAACACCGTGGACAGCACCATCCTCAAGTCCCTGAGCAAAAAAGAGGATCTCGCTAAAACGGTGGTCGATGACTGGAGGCAGTTCTTTTGAAAATCTACATCGTGGACGGCACTCCGGTTTTAGACGGCACCCCGAAAGAGCTGGCTCAGTATCAGCGTATGGCGCAGCAGCTGGCGGTGTACGATGCCTACCAAAAATTGCTCAAAGCTATCGCCGAGGGAAAACCTCCCGGCGGGCAGCTTGAGGATAAACCACCTGCCCGGAAGCGGGCACCCCCAAAAAAGAAAAGAAAGGATGAGAGCAATGAATAAGAATTTTCCTCCGCCGTATCCCGTCATCGCCGTGGATTTCGATGGCACCATCTGCCAGAACGCCTACCCGGACATCGGCGAACCGAACTGGCACACCATCGAAAAGGCCAAGCAAGAGCAGGAGCATGGCGCAAAGCTGATTTTGTGGACCTGCCGAGAAGGAGGGTCTCTGGCGCGAGCCGTAGCCGCTTGCATGGAATGGGGCCTGACGTTCGACGCAATCAATGAGAACCTCCCGGAGTGGCGCGAGGCCTACGGCACGAACCCCCGGAAGATCGGTGCAACCGAATACTGGGATGACCGCTCGGTCATCGCAGACGGAACCTGCGTCCTCCGCAGTTCCCGGTGCGCAGCCGATCATGCAGAACGGGAGGTCCGCAAATGCTCGGAGCAATCCTGACCATCGCAGTCCTCGTAGCCATCGGAATCTTTGGATACCTTCTCTGCTGGAAAGCTGGCGAAGCTGACGATCGAGCAGAGCAAGAGCAAATAGAACGCCTGAACAGAAAGGAAGAACACAAATGACACTGTTAGACATGGTACGCGATTACCAGAGCCTTCTGGAGCGTAAGGAAGAACTGGCCGATGAGGTCAAGGCCAACAACGCCCTGATCGAGGAAGCCAAAGCGAACATCTCGCAGCAGATGATCGACGATGACTGCCCCTCGATCTCGGTCGGTGGCTTCAAGTTCACCCTGACCCCCAAGACCATTTACAACAAGAAGTCCGAAGCGGAGCTGGCCAGCGAGGGTATCAATTTCTTTGAGACCCTCCGGGAAGAGGGCCTCGGCGACATCATCGTGGAGAGCGTGAACACCCGCACCCTCCAGTCCACCATCAAGGCATACGTCGAGGAAAACGACGGCCTGAGCGAGGACCTCGCCAAGTGCATCAGCATCTTCGACACCTACGACATCACCCGCCGCCGTGAGAGCAGCCGGGCCACCAAGGGAGGAAAGAAATAATGGCAAACCAGAACTATCAGCAGACCGAGATGGATCTGCGCACCAATCTCCAGCAGGACGTGGACTGCAGGGTGGCCAGCGTGATTGATGATACCTACGATATGCTCAAGGATTACAACCCGCCCGCCGTGCGCAACCGCCACGAGGCATACGGCATCGCCGCCGACAACTTCACTCGGATCAGCGCAAAGGTCAAGTCCGTTCGGAATGACATGGACACACTTCTCAGCACCTTGGCGAATCCCAACTACCCGGCAGTCGAGGCGGTCAGTTCCCTGCACAACCGGGTCAGCGAGCTGATCTCCCTGTCGATTGTCATGGCAGCCGAGATGAAGCGCACTATGAACGACCTCTACGAAGCCGAGCGCAAAGACGACACCCCCACCCCGCTGGAACAGGCAGCGACAGAAAATGATGGTTTTGAAGAAGCCGAACCCGCCGACGTTGAAGCCGACGATGAAGAATAAATACGAGGACACATACTATGGCAACCGCAAAAAAGAAGA